GCCCCCGATTACGGCACATTCAGTTATCGGCACGCCTACCGTCGTCTTCGGCGGCGCAAATCGTCCTGAGCCAAAGCGTCGTTGATGGACGCGCGTAGCGCCTCAAGAGTCTGTCGGGTCGCCACCTGATTCAACGCAATATCTCCGCTGGCAGAATGAATCTCAAACAATCCCGGATACTCGGGGTGAGCGTTCGCCCACACGCGCGTAGGTGTCTGGAACATGCTCATAGTTCGGCCTCTACTTTCACCGCGCCCCTGTAACCGGCGCTAATCCACATGGCGGCTCGGGCACTGAACATGGCAACGGTCACAAGCGCGAACGCCAGCACCGCGAACGGTGCCGCAAGAACGGTTCTAATCCCTCTCACAATCGGCCCCTTCCTCGGTTTCGAGCCATACGACGGCGGCAGCCGCCACCGCGAAGCCAAGAGCGATAAGCCACAACCGCCACGAAAGCGCCACCACAAGCAGCACCGCGCACAACGGAACCAACAGAATCTTTTCCCTTGTGGTCATGCCATCACCTCGCCGTCATCATTGAGAGTCATTTGCACCACGTCCGGTATCGGCCTGATACGGCACACCAGTTCGTAACCGTCATATTCGGGAATCTTGCCCGTGGTCAGAACGATTGCCGGGTCTTCGTCATCGTCCGTGAAGCAGCGCACGGTGCCGCACGTCCATTTCACGGCACCCTTCGTGGTCACGAGACGCATAACCGCGATATCGCCCGGCTCCACGTCCTTGGGTTCCTGTGAGACCTCATAGCGCACTTCTACGCCCCTTCCTGATTGCCTCGGCAATGTGCTGGTTGATGGTCACGAGGTCGCCCAGACTCATGCCCGCGAAAGCGAAGTAATCGCCGTCAACGGTGATTCTGAAGCCAAACGAGTTGTCAACCTCGAAATGGTCAACGTCGAAATGGTTGTGCGACTCCTTGGTGAAAACAGGCATGTCACTTCACCTCTAACGGCTTGCGGCCAAGAAGAACATCAGTGCTGACGTTCAGCATTTTGGATAGCGCAACTACTTCGTCCGCTGTAAAGCGGGTATCACCATTGAGCTTTTTCGAGAAGGACGGCGGCGTGATACCCAAGGCTTTAGCCGCGTCCTTCTGCAAAATTCCGCGCCATGTAAGCAACGTCTTTATGCTCAGCGTGGCGGAATTAAGCTCAGCTTTATTAGATTTCGACATGCCTTGATTTATAGCATGAGAAGTTAAGCTGAGCAATCCGGCGTGTCGCAGTGGACAATTGAATTAGGCTGACGCTAATCTAATTGCATGACACAAACAATTATTAGCCCTCGACCTACAGCGGAATCGAGGCAAAGTGAAAGTCTCCAAGAGATAGTGACGCGGAACATGCGCGTGGCTATCGCGCTGCGCGGCTGCGCGCAAAAGGACTTAGCGGCTGCTATGGGAATAACGCCCGCCAGCTTGTCTCAGAAGTTCGTCGGTAAGACCTTGTGGAACCTCGTAGATATAGAAAAAGCCTCAGGTTTCTTCAATGTGAAACCTGAGGCGTTGGTAGCGGGGCATGGATTTGAACCATGGACCTCTGGGTTATGATCCCGACCGGCCCGAAAAATCAGGCGGCCAGAACCATAGCCGGGGTCTTCCATGCCCCGCCACCTAGGCGTAAGTCGTCAACATTGACGACAGGCAAACCTCCATTCCCATCGTTATCGTTACGGCGCTCGCCGATGATGCTGAGCGCCTTGGCCGGCGTGAGAGTCGGATCAGTCAGGACGTCAAGGGAGACGCCCACGAACTCAGCCGCCTTCCACATGTCATTCAGTGCCCAGTTGCTCTCTCCTGACATCATGCGGGAGAGATTCTGTGGGCGTCTGCCGATGTATTCGGCGAGGTCTTTTCTGTAGCGCCCTTCAAGCTGCATCAGCATATTCAGGTTCAAAATCGCTATGTCCTGCGGGCTAGCTGCAACCTTTGGGGCTGTCATAGTTACCGTCATGCCCTTAATGATACGCAAAAGTGATTAGTAGCGCAAGAATCTCAGCATGTTGAATCAAAATCAAGACACGCCGAGAGTGCTCGAAATCGATTAGTGTGTGATATGGTTAGCAACCATGAACGCCAATCAAAAACGATTAGTGACGCTTGAAGGTGATAACCCAGCGTCCCGCATCTCAGGACTGATCGAGATGCGTCATTGCCTTCAGAAAGACGTGGCGCTCGCCATCGGTATGAGCGAACAAGTTTTCTCCAACAAAATGAACGGCCTCCGATCCTTCTCTGCAAAGGATTACAAGGCGCTCGCCGACTTCTTCAACACCAGTGTTGACTACCTCATGGGCCGCACCCTCGACCCGTGGCCGGTGGACACTCCCCAAGCCGAGGGGGTGGCGTCATGAAGGTGAAAGACCTGTACTGGGCGGCCAGGAACTCGACCTTTTTCATAAACCTGGAGAGCGAGGGCCGGCCGCTGCTGTGCGGGCCGAAAGTGTCCGAGGACGGCGTGCGTATCCGCCTGTGGCTGCGCAACCTTGCCGAGGGAACGGGGGCCGGCGGCGCGATCGTCCTACTGTCTCGTCATGAGGCGGCGGTCATGGCGAACGCGATCAACACCCGGAGCAACTGGATCGGCGAGAAAACCAGCGACATGCCGCGCATCGGCGTGAGCGTCACCGAGACCTCCACGATAATCCGGTTCATGGAATGCGGGGGAGCGGGACACATCGCACTCCCTCTGGCGGATGGCGAGCGTTTGGCGTCGTGTCTGCACGACATGGCCGACGGCTGCTGGCGTGCCCACTGCGGATACGTGCCGGAGGCGGCGAAATGAGCGACAAAATGAAGCGCCGTACCCTCATTGTCTGCGCCGGCGTGCTGGTTCTCTGTGGCTTGCCGATGGTTGTGATGGCCGTCGTGCAAAGGGACGCCCGCATGGGCCTGTACGGCGTGATGTCCCTGTTGTTCGCGCTGAGTGACGTGCTGCAACTGTTCCTCGTCGGCGGCTGCTGGGCAGCGCCGTCGGGCCATGACGTTCGCTTCGAGGACGCCGCCGGCCGTTGGGTATATGAAGGGCAGCTCAGGGCCGACACCGTCCGACACGGCGTCATTCCAGACCGCTCGAATCATCAGGAGCGGCATGAGATTCTGCGAGTCGAGAGCTTCGATGGCGACGTCAAAGCCGTTCAATCGTTCCTGAACGAGCATGACGCCGGCTATATCGCCGAGGTCACTCCTGAGCAGCCCATCATCGTTGAAGCATTGGGCAACAAGGCATGCGTCTACGTCACCAAGATCGTCCAATGCGAGCTGCGCGACGTTCTCCGACTGCTGGAGGCGAAATGAGTAACGCCTATGAGCGTCGTGGCGCACAGCTCAACATGGAAAGCCTTTACATACGCCACGACGTCATCAGCGAGCGCAAACTGGCAAGGCTTAACCCCGACCGTCCAGTTTCTTTTCGAGCCGGTCAAGCCGTAAGTCGATTTGGAACAACGCTTGGGCGATGTCCGCTAGGCCTTCGGTCATCCGTGACTCATAGGCATTTCTAGTGCTTGCCTGAGCCTGCTTGAACTTCGTTTCCGCTGAGCTCGCCCAGCTTGCAGCTCCACCCATTTGAATACTTCCTTTCCCCGCATGCAGCGGATTGTTTGTGTTGCAGCTTCAAGCCTACGCGGCACGGGGAAAGGGCCTTATCTTCTGAAAGGAACCCTCATGATCTGGTTCGTCATCTCCATCATCCTGCTGCTCTTCAGCGCCGCCGTCACCGGCGTCGCGCTGTCCAACAACGTCAAGGGGGCCGGCATCGGCCTCATTCCGGGCCTTGTCGGATTGCTGCTGCTCATTCCCGCATGCCTGTATTCCGTGGACGTGGGCGAGGTCGCGGTCATCCGCAACATGGGCGGCAGTCTGGCCGGTCATTCCGAAGACGCGGGCTTCCATTGGAAGACGCCGTGGCAGAGCGTCATCAAATACGACACCCGTAACAACCTCATCAACTTCTACAAGGACACCGATTACAAGTACGACGGCGGCAGCGCGGTCGGCAAGCAGGTCACCGTCAACGACAGGAGCGGTGCTTCGGCCGACATCGACGTCCAAGTCAACTACAGCCTTGATCCGAGCGCGGCCGAATACCTGTACTCGGAGTATGGCAAGCAGCAGACGTTCACGCAGAACTACATCAGCAACGATCTGCGTTCAGTGGCGCGCGAACAGTCCGGCCGGTTCGACACCCTGACGATGCTCACCAATCGCGGCGAGTACACGAAGGCGGTGCAGGATGTGCTGGCGGCGAAGTGGAGGAAGATCGGCCTGACCGTCGAGCAGGTCAGCGTGCAGGACGTGCGCTACGGCGAGGCCATCACCAAGAAGTACACGGAGGCGCAGGCCGCCGAGATCGACAAGCAGAAGGCGCTCAACGAGCAGCAGGTCGCCAAGACCGAGGCCGAGACGAAGAAGATCAAGGCGCAGGGCGAGGCCGACGCCAACGCCGTGCTCAACGAGAGTCTGACCGACAACGTGCTCAAGCAGCATTACATCGACGCATTGTCCAACGCGGACCAGCTCGTCGTCGTCCCCGACGGCGCGGACACGCTCGTCCAGACCAAGTAGGGGTGGCGGTCATGTTCAAGCGTTATCCGTACACCATCGGCCTGTTGACCGTCATATCGTTCGTCGTCTGCGTGGGATGGCTGTTCACTCACGATGCCTGCATGCATCCGATCGGCAATGGCCTCGCCGCGTTCTGGGCGTTCGTGGAATGCCCCGTGGTGTTCGTCGCACTGTTCGAGGAGGCCGGCGAATGAACTTCGATGCACTCGTCTGGCAGCAGTGGGTGATCCTCGGATACGCGCTGCTCGAACACTTCATACTCATCGGCACGCTGCGCGAAACGAAGGCCAAGCCGGGAGCGCTTGTGTACCAGTCGCTCAGGCTCGTCATTCTCTGCGCGCTCGTGCTGACCATTTAAGGCTTGCCCGCCGCCATTGCGACCTTCCTTCCGATGCGGCGGGCGGCGACAAGGAACAAGTCGTTAACACCACCTCTCTCAATGATCG